CGATTTATCTGATCGATAACCTTGCCAATTTAAAAAATGTAGAATCTTTTGCTGAATTACTCATTGGAGCACTTAATCCAGCAACTGGACAACCTTTCCTTCCAATTACGCTGTCTGAGAGTGTTCTTCATCTGGATGAAACTATTGAAGTTAACACTACTGTTGGTTTTCCAGAACAGTATGGTCTATTGAGAATTGAAAACGAAATAATTACATATACTGGTAAGACTGCAACATCGTTCACTGGTTGTGTTCGTGGATTTAGTTCTGTCAGTGCTATCGAAACATCTGGAAATCAAGAATATCTTACATTCAGTAAAACTGATATTGATGATCACCCCAAAGGTACTCTTGTATCTAATTTAAACTTCTTGTATCTTCAGGAGTTCTACAGAAAACATAAGTATCAGTTCTTGCCTGGTTTTGAAGAGCGACAGTTTCAAAATGTCTCTATCGAGAATATTCTTTCTAGGGCAAAGGACTTTTTCAGTTCAAAAGGAACAGAAACAGCATTAAAAATTCTGTTTAATGTTTTATTTGCAAAACAAGTAGAAATTTCAAGACCATTTGACCAAACAATTCAACCATCTTCTGCAGATTGGATAAAAACTGATGATATCATTGTTGAGGCGATTGAAGGTAATCCAAAGAGATTAGAATCAACCACATTATCACAAGATTCTGTCTCAGATCCAACAGCAAGTGGAGCAGTTGCCTCTGTTGATGAGGTTTTTCTTGGATCTAAGAAATATTTCAAAATTTCCTTTGCTCCAGAACCATCTCCAAGGTTTGGAATAGGTGCATCTCCAGATAGACAATTCTCAATTAGTAAAAAAACAAAAGTACTACAAGCAACCACTGGAACTACAGTTGTAACTGTAGATTCCACAATGGGATTCCCAGAATCAGGAAGTTTCTATTATTATGATGGAATCAGATATAATGAAGTTACATATCTGAGTAAAAATTACAATCAGTTCTTAGATTGTGATGGTATTGGTTTACCCTTACAACCAGATACCGAAATTACTGATATTAAGTTTGTTTATGGATTTGAGGGTGGGGATGAAGATAAACCGGTAACACTGAGAGTCGTTGGAACTGTCTCTGATATTCAAGGTAAAAATTTAACAAAGTATTTTAAAGAAGGAGACACAATTTCTTTAAAATCATTTGGCGAAAAGTATAAAGATGATGATGTTAGATTTAATAAGTGGTTCTATAATAATGTTTCTTTCATTGATGTAGAGACAGTTAATGTATCATCAAATACATTCACTACAAAGACAAAGCATTACATCAACAAATTTGATAAAGTTGATATTTTGTTAACAAGTGGTGCAGTAGTCAAGGAAGATGTAAAAATTATTTCCACTATTTCCGATATTACTGTTCAGTGTGAGGCTTTACCAATTGGAACACTCAGCACAGGTCCAGAATATGTTTTAAGGAAAAGAGTAGGTTATTCAGCTCCAGAATTGGGTGTTGAATCTGGAATGCATAATATTCAAAACTCATTTACTGATGATCAGGGTAATTGCTATGTGATGTTCTCAGGTTTTCCTTCATATGATGATATAGAAGTACCAAATAGAACAGTAGAAATACAAACTAGTGAAATTGATACTACCGGGACTGGTGAAATAACGATCAATGATCATGGATTCGAGAATGGAGAAGTAGTTTATTATAATCCAGCAGAAGATACAGAAGATACTGCTGGAGATGTTTTTCCAGGAACATATGTTGTAAAAGTAGTCAATTCAAACACTATCAAACTTGCATTGACGCACCCTGCGATAGAAAGTGACATTTATGTTCTATTTCAAAGAGTAGGAGTCTCTACACACACAATTTCTCCTATAGATCTGTATTCGTTTAAAGAAGATGCAGTAAAACCACTCAAACCACAAAATAATTTTAAAAGATTCCTTAAAACTCCAGAAAGGCAAATAGAAAACAGTGTCATCACTGGTCCAATTGGAGTTGCATTGAATGGAGTTGAATTCCATTCTCCTGTGGGTGTTGATAGATACAATTATGGTCAAATTGATGATATTACTGTCATATCACCAGGAAGTGGATATGATGTTAACTTTGTTCCAGAATTATCAGTAAATGGCGGTATTGGACTTACTGCTTTTGCTAACTGCTCTGGGCATATTGATGGAATAGATTTGATTACAGCAGGATTTGACTATGTTGGAATTCCTGTTGTTAAGATTCAGGGAGGAAACAGTTCAGGAACTATTCTTGAAGCAAAAATGCGTGGACTTACGCATAATGTGTCAGTTAATGACTTTGCTGTGTCTCTTAGCGCCAATGTAATTACAAAAGCGGAGCATAAGTTTATAAACGGAGAAGCAATAACATATATTGCTAGTGGAACTCCCATTGGAATTACAAGTGCTAATGTAGGATTTGCAACAACTAGACTTTCATCAGGATCAACATATTATGTCCATAAAGTTGATAATGATACATTCTCATTAACATCTACATTGAATGATGCGATAAATGGAACAAAAATAATTGATTTTAACGCTTTTGGAACAGAAGATCATACGTTCAGATCCAAATTGATCCGAAATGTAATTGATAGGATTGATATTGTAGAGCAGGGAAATAAATTATCTACTAGAAAAGTTGAAATTGATTCTCAATCATATCCACCAGAATTTGCTAAAGATGAATTTACAACCTTTACAGGAATCAATACTCACTTAGATTACATTTATGCAAAAAATCATGGATTTTCTGATGGTGAAGTATTAGCATATAAAACAACAAATAACATTAGTGGATTGAATTCTGATTCTGTTTATAAAGTAAAAGTATTAGATCAGAACAAATTCAAACTTGCTCATGCAGGGACTGCTACAACTGTCTCTGATACCAATTATAACAATGAAATATATGTCGATCTAACCGATGTTGGTGCAGGAATTCATACAATAGGTTATCCAGAAATCACCATTAGTATCGATGGAGTGGTGTCCGCTGCCGGAACTGTAATACCATCATACTTTAATGCAACGGCCACACCCATAATTACTGGCGGAATAGATGATGTATTCATAAGAAATGGTGGAAATTCTTTCGGAAGTAGTGATTTAATTAATTATGATAAAGGATTGAATACAAAACTTCTTACTGGTAAAGATGCAGCGTTAAAACCACTTATTAACAGTAATGGAGAGATTGAAACTGTTTTCATTTTAGATGGTGGTTCTGAATATACGTCTCCACCAAAATTAAAAATTGAGGGCGATGGTAGTTTTGCAGAATTAAAAGCAACTGTAACAAACGGCAAGATAACCGCAGTTACAATTATCAATAAAGGTAAAAAATATAACGATACAAATACCAGGATAATTGTTGTTCCAACTGGTAGTGGTGCTAAGTTCATTTCTAATGTTCATGAGTGGTATGTCAATAATGTTGAGTTATATAAGACACCTCTATCAAATCCAAACTTTAAATCCAAATCACGAGATTACGTTATACAAAAGTCATCAAAATCTGATGATGGAACTAATTTAGTAGCATATTATGCAGGAAAATTCTATAGAAGTCTATTTGCAGGTAATTCCAACATTGATTCTGCTTTAGATGAAGAAACTGATCCCACAAAATTAAAGCACTCACCAATAGTTGGATGGGCATATGATGGTAATCCCATCTATGGACCATATGCACAAGAGAATGCAGTTCCAGTAGATGGAGTTTCTGGTCCCATCAAGAGAATGCAATCAAGTTATAAGTTGGATCCAATAAGTGATTCAACTTTGAGACCATCTAAAGCAAGTGGATTCTTTGATCAAGATTACGTCTACAATATGGGTAGCGGAGATCTTGATGAATATAATGGAAGATTCTGTGAAACTCCAGAATTCCAAGAGGGAAGATATGTATATTTCTCTACAATGGATCAGTCTAGCGAGATCCCTTCATATCCATATATTACTAAAAAACACTATAATGCTACTGATACCTTTAATTACGATTTCTTCAAGGATCAATCTGATAAAAATATAAACACAGGTGAGTATAACCGAATGGTAACTCACCTTGGTATCAATGATAAATTTAGAGACTATCCATTCCTATCTAAATTTGCTAAATCTTCACCAAAAGTTGTTGTTAAAACAACAACTGGTTCACGTATAACTGGAATTGATATACTTGAACGAGGACATGATTACAAAGTTAACGAAAAAATTAATTTTACCACTGATGAAATTAACGCACAAGTTAAAGAAATCAGAGGAAAAAAAGTTGAAACTATAACCGTAACTGAAACAGAAAATAATGGACTTAATCTTTCTGTTCTAGACGGAAAGGTAACTGCAATATCCACAGTTCCTCACACTTATTCAAATGGAGATGTAATTGAAATTAGCGGTGTATCCACTGGCACATATAAGAACATTGAAGGTTTCTATAAAGTTGGAGTTGCCTCTGTAACTAGTGTTTTAACAACTGCAATTGGTGCTACCTCTGTAACAGGAATTGTTACTGCTATCAATCTATTCGATGGACCATCAAAAGGCAAATTTGGGGTTGGTGATATAATTGGTATTGGCACCGAAAGAATGAAGATTATTTTTATTGATAGAATTAATAATAATTACAGAGTTTCTAGAAAAGAGAATGGAGCAGAATCGGCACATTCAGCAAGTTCTACAGTACATAGAGAAGAATATAACTTTGATTTTGAAGTAGACAAAAAGTTAAACGGTGTTAATTTTGAAGTTGGAACTACTAAACACTTCAGTCCAGAAGAGTCTGTTGGTGTTGGATCACAGTACAGTGCTGTCATAGTTGGCACTGCTGGAAGTTTCAATATAACGAAATCTGTCCCACCAAGAGCGATTTATATAAGAAATCATCCATTTAGGTCTGGAGATGAATTAGAGTATGTTTCCTATGGAGGATCGATCACTGCTTCTCATCTTCAGGGAGCAGTTGGAATAGGAACTAATGATGCATCTAATTTTGCTAGATTTAAACTTTCAGATTATAGTAATCTTTTTGCTGTAAATCTTGGAACTGATTTCTTAGGAGTTGCTACTTCAAGAGTGGGAGTTGCCACAAATTATCTTCATTTTGTGTCAGTAGATGGAAAAAATGCTAAATTTACCAAAAAAGTTAATAGGATAACTGCAGACACAAAACGCAGAAACGCCACAGTCATGACTGGACTGGCTCATGGATTGATTCCTGGAGATACGATTACATTAGACGTGACTCCAAGCGTCACCGATGAGGTTGTATTCAGATACAATGAAAATATGAGAAAACTCATTGTAGATCCTATTAATGTTGATGTTACTGGGGTTAGTACTACTGGAATAACAACTGATATCACTTCAGCGATAACAATAGAAGATCATGACTTTAATACTGGTGATGCAGTTTCATATGTTGCCGGGTCTACAATAATAGGAAGTCTGCCAACTAACGGTCGTATTTACTATGCGATCAAATACTCAAATGATAAGATTAGACTTGCTGAAAATTATTCATCAGCAACTTCATATCCCGCACAACATATTAATTTCCCATCTGTTGCAGGATCGGGAACATTCCAACTCGCAAAAGTAGATCCAAAAATTGTTGTAACAAAAGGAACCCAAGTTTCTATCGCTGTTTCAGATACCACTCTTGCAAATTATGATATTAATTTCTATACAGATAGAAATTATAAATCAAGATATGAATCCAAACTCATAGAAAGAAAGAAAAAACCTGGTGCTGCAGATGCAGTTGTCAATGTTTCTATTGCAGACTCTCTTCCTAAAGTTTTATATTATAAAGTAGAAGGGTCTAGTGCAAATGTTTATAAAACAAAAGATATCTTTACTGTTGGTGAATCTAGTATTGTTGTGCAAGATTCATTGTACAATGGCAAATATAATATTATAGGTTCTGCTACTACTACCTTCACATTCAATCTTAAAAATAAAGTTGAGAGTGCATCATATAATCAATCCGGTTTAGCAACTGCATTATATTCTACTAATGCCAGTGGTGCTATAGGTGGAATACATTCATTAGATATCTTTGACTATGGTAATAATATTAAGACTTTGCCAGTGGTTACTTCTGTAGGAACAACAACCGGTTATGGCGCTGAGTTTGTAGTTGAATCAGATGGTATTGGAACTATATTAGATACAGAAATCAAGTTCTCTGGAATTGAAATTCCAGAAGATAAAACTTTAACACCTAAGGCAAAATCTCAAATTCTTTTATCATTGGAAGATAATTTAACTTTGAGTGAAGTTGGAGTTACAAGTGGTGGTAAAAACTATAATAGTGCTCCTAAAGTTATAGTACCTGGTCACCCAGAGGCAACATTTGACGTTAAAGTTTTAGGAAATGCTGTTGTTTCCGTTGACGTTATTTTTGGATCTAGTGGTTTGAGTCTTGATTCAAAGGTAGTTGCAATTAATAATACAAATGGTTTTAGTGTAACTGGTGCAGTTTCCATTGGAAGCACTCAGAACAGAATTTCAATTAAAGCACCTGCAAACACTGGATTTACTACTTCAAATCCATTCCCGTTTGAAGTTGGAGATAATGTCTTTGTTGAGAACATAGCGATTCTTTCCGGCACTGGTCAAGGATACAATTCCAGTGACTATGCTTATAGAAGTTTCCCGATTATTGGAATTAACACTACAAGTGGTGCTGAAAGTATTACATATTCAATAATCGGTATTGCTCAATCTGGTGGAGTATTTGATGCATCAAACAATTTTGGAAGAGTTATTAAATCAGAAGACATACCGACACTTACACCAACATTTAAAAAGGCAATCTATAAAAAAGGGGAAAAGATCACCAATCAATCAGGTGCTTCTGCAACTGTAGTTGAGTTTAATGAATCTAATGATACTTTAAAAATAATTGATGTCAATGGTGAGTTTGAAAGAAATGATCTTATTAAAGGAAATGCTAGTAATCTCAAAGCGTCAGTATCATCTCTAGTGGACTATGATTTTGATCTTAAAGTGTCAAGCACATTTGAAGATATTAAAACATGGAGAAATGATATTGGAAAATTAAATAATACTGATCAAAGATTACATGATAATGATTTCTATCAAAGATTCTCATATGCAATAAGGGGTCCAGTTCCATATGAAACATGGAATGAACCAGTAAACAGTCTTGCACATGTTTCTGGATACAAAAACTTTGCAGAATATGAAATTAGTAATATTGCTATTCCATCAGTTGGAATGACAACTATTAAGAGTGATCTGGCACTTAACCTAGTATTGTTAAATGAAGCGTCAGTTCATGAATTATTCTTCTATGATTTTGTTACTGAAGATACTACCAATCCAAACTTCTCAAAGATTGTTAAATTTAAAAATAAAAAACTTATCGATTCTAACGAGTCAGTAACTAACAAAGTTTTGATGATTGATGACATTAGTCCTCAATTTACTGGATTTACTACATCAACTGGTGGTGGAATTGTAGGTTTGAGCACATTCACATTACTGAATGAATCAAACACTATGCTTAATCATGTGTTTGATCCTGCTACTGCTATCGATACAACCACTGATATAATTACAATCAATGATCATAATTTCTATACTGGTGAAAGATTAATTTACACCCAAGATTCGGGACCGATTGGTATTGCTGCCACTCATTCCATAGGAATAGGAATTAATACTACCGTACAACTTCCTAATGAAGTCTATGTGGTAAAAATAACAGACAATACATTTAAACTCTCAATGGGATCATCTGAGTCTAAATTGTCAACACCACATACGATTGGATTCTCAACTATAACTGGAATAGGAACAGAACATAGTTTAGCAGTCGAGAGTGAACTTGCAATAACTAGAGGATTAATTACTATTGACAATATGATCCAGAGTCCAATTGCAAGAAAGAATGTAACCGTGGGACTTTCTTCAGCAATTGGATCAGCACATGCTGAAATTTATGTAAATGATCCAACAAAATTTGTTGGTAACTCATTACTAAAGGTTGATGATGAAATATTTAAGGTTTCTTCAGTTGGTGTTGGATCAACCAATTCACTTTCAGTAGAACGTGGATTCATGGGAACTTCTCCTGCCGCTCACTTAGTTGGAGCAGCACTTACAGTATTGTCTGGTGATTACAGAATACAAAAGGGTAAAATTCATTTTAAAGATGCTCCATATGACTCCAGTGTTTTCAGTGGAAGAATATTCTACAGATTAGACTATAGCAGCAATAAAATAGTTGATGATATCTCCGAGGAATTTGATGGCACTAAGGATACGTTTGATTTAACAGTAAATACTCAAGATGCCACTGGAATCAACACTAGTTTTGGTGCATTCTTAATTAACAATATTTTCCAGAGACCTTTCTATAATGATGTAGGTTCACTATTGCAATCTGACTATACACTAATTGGAGGTTCTGTTGGTGCTGCATCAACTATTGAATTTACCGGATCTCTTCCTGATGATTTACCTAAGGGTGGTATTATCAATGAAGTTGCTGGTATTACTACAACTGGAGTAGGGTATCAGGTCCCAAGAGCAGGATCTGCTTCGACCGTATTCATTAATGGTTCTGGTGCTGTCACTGCTGTTGGTATAGGAAGTTCTGGCGGTGGTGCAGGTTACCTGGTGCCTCCTAGAGTTTCAATTGCATCTACAACTGGAGTTGGAGCATCGATCACTGCTGTTGTTACTGATGGTGCTATAACCTCATTTAATGTAGTTGCAGCGGGTTCTGGATATACTGCTACCTCTCCACCGACAGTAATTATAACACCTCCAGGACCATATAAGAACCTGCCACTTACAGGTGGAAATGGATCCGGAGCAACCTTAGATGTTACAGTTGGAGTAGGAGGATCTATACTTGATTTCCAATTAGCAGAAAACGGTATAGGTTATGAAGTTGATGATGTTCTGGAACTGACTGGATTAGAATTCCAATCTGTTGGTGTTACTACTTTCCCACTAAAAGTTACAGTTGCATCCAAATATCAAGATAAATTTGCTGGATGGACATTTGGACAACTCTTAGAACTTGATGATTTTAGTTCTGAATTTAATGGATTCAGAAAAGATTTCAACATCACAAGAACTCAAATCAATAAAGAGTTCTATAGTATTGTTGCTGAAGCAGGATCTGGCATTATCCTCCAGAATAATCTGTTAATGTTTATTAACGATGTTTTACAAAAACCAGATATAGATTACACATTTAGTGGTGGTACAAAGATTACCTTTATAACTGCTCCTGACGCTGGATCTAAATTTAAGTTATATTTCTATACTGGTTCTGATGCTGATTATAGAACAAATGATGTTGATCAAACTATTAAGATTGGTGATGTTTTAAGATTGCAAAAGTGGGTCGATGGAGTTCCACCACAGAATAACAGAACAGTCCATGAAATAGTTGCTGCTGATACTGTAGAAACAAACATTTATGCTGGTGTTGGAATAGTTACTAATAGCAATTTTGTAAGACCAACTATGTGGAGAAAGCAAACTAGTGACTTAATTATTGATGGTTCACCAATATCAAAAGCAAGAGATTACTTAGAACCCGCAATTTTCCCTAACACTAATATTATTGCAGGAGTTGCTGCCACTGATACAAAAATGTGGGTCAAAGATGCCTGGTCCTTTACTAGAACTGATGATCTTGGTGGTATTTTTGATGACATTTTGATTGTTGGAGTCGGAACAACTGGTAATGCGATAACTGAAACTATAAATGGCGTTACATTTGAAGGTGATTATAATTTAATTACTGGTATTGGTGCTTCTAATACTGGAATCAATACTACTACACCAATGTTGTACTTTGATGTTGTTGTAGATCCAGTAATTTTTGCCAATCCTGCAACGCCATCAAAAATTACAATATCAGGTATTTCAACTGGTGACTATTTCGTCGTGGATAAGACACTCATAGGTAGTGGCGTTACTTCCATTCTTGATTCACCACTTAATGATCCTGTAGGAGAATCTACAGATTATATTAATGGTGTATATTATGCACACAAAGTTGATGAACTTAATACCACCACTGCAAGAATTTACTCAAATGTTCAATCATTGAGTGGAATTAGCACCGCAGGTCTCTCTACACACAGCACAAGTCATGGTTGCATGAGTTGGGGATCAATGAGTTTCGCTAGAAACGCTGGAGTGGCAAAAACATTTACTGCTCAAACCAGTAATGGTAATTCCGGTTTATCAACCTCCACTTATGTCAGAAGACAGACCCAATATAGATTGGCTTACTGATTCTGTATAAATAATCAAAATTGTCAAAGAACCTTTCTGGACATGCCAGCTATAATTACTGATCAATTTAGAATATTGAATGCTGAGACTTTCGTTAAAAGTTTCACAGGCATTGGCACAACTGCCAATAACTACTACACGTTTTTGGGTCACCCCAACCCAACAAACACTTTAGTTGATAATTATGGGACCTCAGATTGGTCTACAAATCAACCAGATCCTAAAGATTCATTTGAACAGGAAATGTCATACCATGATAGTATGATGTTTATGAAGAAAGTCACTTCTAGTGATGTGGCAAGAGTCATACCAAGAAGGAATTGGACGGTTGGAACCACGTATGACATGTACAAGCATGACATTGATATTGATAACGGTGCTTTAGTATCAAACTCAAAGACACTTTATAATTCAAATTACTATGTAATTAACTCTGAATTTAAAGTTTATCTTTGCGTGAATAATGGTGCTAATGAAAGTAAACCAAATGGAAAAAAATCCTTATATGAACCAAATTTTGTAGCAGCTGCAGTTGCTCAAGCGGGTACTATTGATGATGGATATCGTTGGAAATATTTGTATACTTTAACTCCTGCTGAAATTATTAAATTTACCACAGATAGTTACATACCAGTTCCGGCAAATTGGGGTGCAGGAGAAACAGCACTTGTTAAGGATGCTGCTGTTGACGGAAAAATTGAGACTGTAATCGTCAAAAAACTGGGATCTGGATATCAAAAAACTGGAGGTCTTTCTAGCGGAGATATTACTGGAGTTCCAATTCTTGGAAATGGAACTGGAGCAACCGCCACAGTTACAATTTCCGGTGGTCAGGTTACAGCGATCACAATGGAAAACGGCGGAACAGGATATACTAAGGGACTAATAAACTTTACTCCGGAAGATATAACTGATCTGACTGCTGGAACGGGTGCCGAGTTTGAAGTCATAATTCCACCAAAAGGTGGCCATGGACATGATATTTATCGTGAACTTGGTGCATTACGAGTTATGTTGTACTCTAAGTATGATAGTGAAGATGATTATATCACTGGAAATAACTTTTCCAGAGTTGGTGTCGTAAAAAATCCACTTCAATATACTGGAAATAATTTTTACACAGATCAAACAGCAACTACTTTGGGAGCATTAAAGTTGAAACCTGGGGTTGGTGGAGGAACTACTGCAGGCACTGTTTATAATGTAAATTCTCAGATATCTCAGGAAGTCACCATCTCTGGTGTCACGACTGCAAGAGCAATCGGTTATGTTGCCTCTTGGAATCCTGATACTGGTGTTTTGCGATATTATCAACCTGTTGGGTTTGTAACTTCCACATATGCTGGAACTGCTGGAAATAGATTATATGATTTTGCTGGAGAAGACGATGGCGCAGATACGAATGCAATTCAAGGTGCTGCAAGTGGATCTCCACTAGTGCCTGATATTAGCGTGGATAATGTTTCTTCATTGATTATTGGTGGGGAACCTAAACAGTTAGGACAAACATTTAACGATGGAAAAGCAAATCCAGAAGTAAAAAAATACTCTGGAGAAATCATCTATATAGACAATAGGGCTCCGATCACCAGATCGGCATCACAAAAAGAAGAAGTAAAAATTGTAGTAGAGTTCTAAACAAATGACCCAGAATACCAATTTAAATGTTTCCCCTTATTTTGATGATTTTAGTGAAGATAACAACTACAATAAAGTTCTCTTCAAACCTGGATTTCCAGTTCAGTCTAGAGAATTAACAACTCTACAATCAATTTTACAAAATCAAATTGAAAGATTTGGACAATACTTCTTCAAAGAAGGGTCCATGGTTATTCCTGGTGGAACATTTTTAGATACTTCTTATTTTGCCGTTCGTATTGATCCTCAATTTTTAAATATTCCAGTAAGACTCTACACTCAATATCTGGCAACTAATGAAATAGAAATTGAAGGTGAAACTTCAGGTGTTACTGCTAACGTAGTCAATAAATTAACTGATATTGAGTCTGTTGATGGATACGATACTCTTTATATTAAGTATAAAAAATCTGGATCGGATGCAGTTACTGCGGAATTCCTTGATGGAGAAAATTTAATAACCAAATCCGATATTGAGTATTCAAATACTAGGATTGCTGCAGGTAGTCTATTTGCTAGAACAATAGCATCAGAAGCAGTTAGAACCGGTTCTTCTGCATCAATTAGTGAAGGTATCTACTTTATCAGAGGTTACTTTGTTAAAGTTCCATCTAGTACAATTATTCTTGATCAATATACTAACTCACCAAATTATAGAGTTGGACTTAATGTAACAGAAGAAATTGTAAGTGCATCATCTGTAAATAGTGATCTTTTTGATAACGCCAAAGGTTTTTCAAATGAGTCTGCTCCTGGAGCAGATAGATTTAGACTTGCAGTCACGCTCACCAAAAAAGCATTAACTGATGCTGATGATCTAAACTTCGTCGAATTGATGAGAGTTGCAGATGGTGGCAGAGAAGAATTTGTACAAAGAACAGAATTTGCCACTTTTAAAGATGAATTGGCAAGAAGAACATATGATGAGTCTGGCGATTACTACACTAAACCATTTAAAATTGAACTTAGAGAATCGTTAAATGATAGATTGGGTAATAGAGGTTTATATTATAGCAATCAATTAACTAAAAATGGAAATACTCCATCTGATCAAATTTATACCATTCAGATTTCACCTGGAAAGGCATATGTAAGAGGAAATGAAATTGAAACACAAGCAACTGTTTCTCTTGATGCCATAAAACCAAGAACAGTTCGTAGTAAAGAAAATATATCTCTTCCAGTTAGAGTTGGAAATATTGCAAAAATAGAGAACGTATATGGATCTCCTACAATCGGATTTGAAAATTATCAAATTAATCTGAAAGATCAAAGGTTAGGTGTCAATAGAGCAGAAGCAGGAGATACAATTGGTCATGCAAGAGTGTTTGACTTCAATGAAAATAGAGTTGTTGGAGCATCAACCTCTAGATATGATGCTAGATTATATGATGTAGAAGTATATACAAATATTACTGTTGGTTTAGCATTGGATGCTGCTGAGAGTGCCTTCGTACAGGGTGCGTATAGCGGTTCTAGCGGTTATGTAGTGAGTGCAGTATCCGATGGTACTGTATTGACTTTATCAGGCGTTAGAGGCGATTTTCAGTTGAATGAACCACTAGAGATTAATGGTCTCCCAGTGGGTAGAAATATTACTGCATTGAGAAAGTTTGATTTCTCTGATGTTAAATCATTACATAGAACCGTAGGTGTATCAACATTTGCTGGAGATTTAGTTCTCTCTAGAGAGAAAGAGTCATTCTCACAAAAAAGCAATTTTACAATCAATCACACAACTGGAAAGGTTACTTCTACAAGCATTAGTGATTTTAGATCTTTAGTTAATGTAGGTGATATTGTTAGATATCCCCAACAATCAGGAACTGTTCCAACCTTTAATAGAGTAACTGCTGTAGGCACCAATGAATTAACTATTGCAGGTATAGCATCTGTTACTGGTATTTGTGATGGTCTTTTAAATAAAACTCTAACGACGAATGATTTTGATATCATTATTCCAGCATTACAGCAATCTGATAAACCTGGTTATAGAGTACCTTTACCAAACCAGTATGTTTCTTCAATCAATCTTTTAGATAGTACATGCATTGTAAGGAAACAGATAAGCAAAAACATAACCAATCTCAATGAGTTTACTTTTAATATTTCCGATCTTGGAGATAATGATTTAAAATTTGAACCATTCACAAATGCTACCTATACTTTAACTTGGGAAACAGGACAAATTGAAGTTTTACAGGAAGCACAAGCAGAATTAAATGCAAATTTAACAACTTTAACATTAAAAGGACTGTCAAGAACAGGAAATGGAACTCTTACATTCACTGCTAAGAGAACAAGACTTCTGTCTAAGACAAAAACAATTGCAAGATGCCAACAACTGATTATCAGTAGATCCAAGTTAACAGGTTCAGGTATTGGTGCAACTACATTCGATAATGGATTAGATGGTCCAAATCAGAATGGAGGATCTCAGTTCCCATATGGAACTAGAATAGAAGATAGAGAAATTTCTCTAAACTTCCCAGATGTTACTAGAGTTCTTGGAGTTTTCCAATCAAATGGAAATGGTGATGCAACTCTTCCCTCATTCACTGTATCAAGTCAATCTGATACATTCACCAATAACGTTGTAGTTGGAGAACAAATTATAGGTTCATCATCTGGAGCTGTAGCAAGAGTTGTTAATGTTTTAGGTGCGGCACAATTAGAATTTGTTTATGAAAATCAGAAAGCATTTGAAGTAACCGAATCGTTTACTATGATGAATTCTGGAATTGTTGGAACGATAGGTTCAATTGTTATTGGTGATTCTAATCTTTTAAATTCATATCGATTAGATAGTGGTCATAGAGAAGATTATGCAGATTTTAGTAGAATCATTAGAAAGAAAGGTGTAATAGAACCAACAAGACGATTGAAGATTATTTTTGATCGATTTGAAACAAATGAAAGCGCAGGAACAGTTGAAAATATAAACAGTTATAATGGACTAGATTACAGTAAAGATATTCCAACTATTATTGACCAGCCAGCGAGTGACTTTATTGATATTCGTCCAAAAGTTGCTCCATATTCTACGGCAAGCACAAAATCGCCATTTGATTTTGATTCGAGATCATTCACAGCATCTTCTTCTGAAACAATTGTTTCAAACAAAACTATTGTTCTTGACTATAGTTACTATCTGGGAAGAATAGACAGACTGTATCTCAACAGGGAGGGTACATTTGAATTAATTACTGGAACTCCTTCCGAAAATCCAAAAGCACCAGTCAGAAATGATGAGGCAATGGAAATCGGTATGATGTTCTTGGAACCGTATATCTTTGATGCTAAACAAAACGCAAAGATACGATTAATTCCCCATAAACGATACACCATGAAAGATATTGGAGTATTGGAAAGTAGAATTAAAAATCTTGAGGAATATACTACACTTTCTTTACTGGAAACAGATACTAAAAATTTATCAGTCAAAGATTCAAATACTGGATTGGATAAATTCAAGTCTGGATTCTTTGTTGATAATTTTAAAGACCATGCTAATCATAATCTCACTGGAGATTCATTCTTTGATATAGACAGACAGAGAAGAGAATGTAGACCAAGATCAACTGAAAGAAATGTCTCTCTTGGTTTTGAAACAGCAAGCACAGCACAAGATCCACTTAACGCTGATTTTGCTTGGGCATCTGATTTTGAAGATTTCAATATAACCAGAGGTGGACCTGGACTTACTTTGGCATTTGAAGAAGTATCGTATATTGATCAACCACTTGCATCAAGAACTGAAAACCTCAACCCATTCCATATTACTCTTTATACTGGAGTTGTAACTTTAACTCCAGAATCCGATTTCTGGGTTGAAGAAAATCTTATGGATATTTCAAATTCAACTCAAATTGATACTGCATTTAATGCAATTGCTGAACTGCTTGGTGTTGAAGACCGTGAAAATGGCGGAATGGCATCTAGTGTTTGGAATACCAGTGAAGTTAATTGGACTGGTAGGGAACTTCTTACTGAAGACGTAGTTGAAGGTTCAGCACAACTTGTGGGAACTACCCGAAGGCAAAGGGGACGCAGAATTACCACAACTCAAACTTTCACTGAAAATTTTGCACAAACATTCCAAGCTTCTGGATTAGAAACAGTCACAGCACTGGAATTAGATTCTGTAGATCAGTTAACTAGTCTTGGTAATACTGTTGTAAGTACAGAAACCATATTTACGGTTAGATCTAGAAACATTGAGATTAATGCGGTTAATTTAAAACCAAATACAAGATATTACGTTTTCATGGAAAACGTTGACATGAATGCATATGCGGTTCCTAAGAGATTGCCCATTACAATGTCTACCGGTTCATTTATTGCTGGACAAACTATTGAATCTATTGATTTCTTTGCAACAGCATCTCAGTCTTTATCAGATGCCGATTCTGCAAGAATAATTGCTAGGGTTGCACAAGCAAATCACAAGATTGGACCTTTTAATGCACCTACAGACACTTACAGTGACCTTTCATCCACTTATTCAAATACTACTACAATATTAAATATTGATACTGCCGATCTTGCTCTTTTAACAAGACCAGATCGTTTGGGATGGGTAAGACCAGGACAATTACTTGCATCTAATAGTGGTCAAGGAGTTGTTGACAATATTGAATTGGTAACTGATGATACTGGAACTTTAATATTCTCAATGCATATTCCAGATCCAATTAATCCGAGCAATCCTCGTTTCTCGACTGGAGTGAATAATATATCAATCACTACAAGTCCAACAAACGCATCAATTTTGGATCCTGGTGAGAGTAGAGTTAATGTTTCATATAATTCAAGTGGTATTAGACAGAATTTACAAGAACAAGTTCTTTCGATTAGACAACCACAAATTCAACAACAAATCATTGCTGAAAATCAACCAATAACAAGAATTGAACAAGATCTTGATGTTGGTAGAGAAAGAGATGAGGTAAATGTAGTAGTAATACCACCACCGGATCCACCGCCGGATCCCCCGGTACGTTGGGGAGACCCACTGGCACAATCATTCTTAATTACTCCCGAAATGGGAGCGGATGGTGTGTTCATTACAAGTGGAGACGCATTCTTCAAGACTAAAGATCCAGATATTCCTGTAACTTTCCAAATCAGAACCATGAGAGATGGTTCTCCAACAAATACTGTGGTTCCTTTTGGACAATCAGTTGTAAAATCTGAGGATGTCAATCTTTCTGAGGATGGTTCTGTCCCCACTAGATTTACGTTTAATACTCCAGTTTATCTACAGAGTGGAAATGAGTATGCTCTTGTACTCATCTCTCCAACCTCTAAGTATTTGACATATATCACAAGAATGGGTGAAGTTGATCTTCTTCTCGATTCTGTTTATAACAGACAACCATATCTTGGATCTTTGTTTAAGTCTCAAAATAGTACAACCTGGGATCCTTCTCAGTTGGAAGATCTGAAGTTTACACTGTATAAGGCAAAATTCCCTGTTAATACTCCATCTTCGGTCGTATTTTACAATAATGAATTGCCAATTGGAAAAATCAGAAAGAATGATCCAATTACAGCATTTTCTAAGAGACAAACTGTTTCAATTGCTGCAACCACATCAGTCTTTGCACCAGGCACTACAATAACTCAAGGTAATGCCGCCACCAGTGCTGATATATTTGCTTCAGGTGGACCAGTAGGATTAGGAACTACTTCTACATCTTTAACTGGTGCTGGAATTGGTATTACACAAGGAACGTTTACTGGTATTGGATTTACTTCATTAAGTGGAAATGGATCTGGTCTTCAGGCAACCATTAATACTACTGCTGCAAGCGGAATTGGAACTATAACCGTCACTAATGGTGGAAGTGGTTATCAAGTTGGTGATTTGCTTCTTACCAATAATATTGGAGCGAGTGGAAGCGGTGCAAGAGTAACAGTTGGTATAGTTACTGAAACAAATACACTTATATTGGATAATGTAACTAAGAGCTTTGCCGTTGGTGTTGCAATGACGCACACAAATGGAGGAGGATCAACTGCAGATATATCTGCACCTACTGCTGTAAATAATGATCCTGTAAGAGATGGTTTAACGTTTGAAGTAGACCATAGAAATCATGGAATGCATGCTGGAGGAAACGTAGTTAAAATTAATAATGTAATTAGTGATACTATTCCTACTTCATTGACAGCAAAAATCGATAATGATTCAACAACAATTGATGTTGTTGATGCTGCAGCGGCAGGTCTTGCGACATTTGAAGGTGTTGCTGTAAGTGGAGTCCACACAGGTTATGTTAAGATTGATAAAGAAATCATTTCTTACAACGCAATCAACTCTAATGAAATTACTATTACCGCTAGAGAATTTGATTCCACATTGAAAACAGATCACTCAGAGGGTGCATTTGTAAATAAGTATGAGTTTAATGGTGTATCTCTTCTGAAAATCAACAAAGAGCATACTTTAGATAATAGAGATAAAACATTCAATTCTTATCTTGTTGGTATTGACAATGCTAGCAAGGCATTTGATAAAACAATACAAGGTGGAGGAGCCCAAGTGGAGGCATCTCAAAATATTCCTTTTGAATACGTAAGACCAGATTTGAATGTAATCGCACCAACTGGAACTTCTCTTAGTGCAAGAATTAAAACCACTTCTGGCACGAGTATAAGTGGATCTGAAGCATCTTTTGCTGACAAGGGATATGAGAATGTTGCAATCAATAAACTCAATAATCTCGATGATCCAAGAATTGTGGCATCTAAATCAAATGAATTTAACATCTTAGGTGATAATAAGTCATTTGCTTTAGAACTGACACTACAAACTGCAAATGAAAATGTATCTCCAATCATTGATTTGGAAAGTGCAAACATCATCTTGATGAGTAACTTAGTTAATGATGAAGTTGAAGATTATAGAACCGATAGTAGAGCAAGACTTTCTGGTCTTGATCCTAATTCTGGAATTTATGAGACACAAAAAATCAACTTAGAGTTTGCATCAAATTCACTTTATGTTCAATTTGATGGTCATAGAGAAGCGGAAGCAGACTTCCATGTTTTCTATAAGTTGTTTAACAGTGGAGGTTCTGATAATGATCAGGTATACATTCCATTCAATGGTGATGGTTCACCAGACAAGGTTATAAATCCAAATGATGGATATAATAACTTTAGTGACTATAAATTTACTGCAGATAATGTTCCGCAGTTCAATAGTTTCATGATTAAAGTTGTAATGACATCTACAAATCAGGCGAAAGTGCCTAGATTCAAAAACTTCAGAGCAATAGCATTGAGATCTTTTGAAAATGAGTGATTATTTGAAAGTTGAGAATGAAAACTCTTTAGTTAGAGATATGACTTCACATGCGATTATCAATACTAACCAAAGTGACTATGAAAAATTCTTGAGTCTTTCCAAAAAGAAGGCTCAAGAAAAGCAAGAATATGATGATCTAAAGTCTGATGTAAAGTCTCTAAAGGATGATATGAGCGAGATCAAATCGCTTTTGAAAAGTATTGTGGATAAATGAATTATAAATATGTAAAGATAGACCCTACCTGATACTAATGGCAGCATATGTTAGTAACCTTGTAATTGAAGTAGGCGCTGATTTTAATCAGACGTTTAACCTTGAAGATCTTGGAAATGCACCTTTGAATCTCACTGGTTATACAGGTGCATCTAGAATGAAAAAGCACCATTCGTCTTTGACAACTGCTGCTACCTTTACGGTATCATTTCCTAATCGAACCCAAGGTATTTTGAAACTTGCCTTGGCAGCATCTGCAACAGCATTGCTGAAACCAGGAAGATACGTTTATGATGTTCTATTAAATGACGGAGCCGAAAGGACCAGAGTTATTGAAGGCAGTGCCCTAGTTACTGCTGGAATTACCACAACTGTATAAAGCATATGGCAGACATCAAAGTAAGAGTTGGATCACAAAATGCCGTAAAAGTTCTTTCATCATTTAAAGGTGGTGGAGGATCTACATTAACAGGATTGAGTGATGTTGACATTGGGGCAGGTCTTCAAAATGGCATGGTTTTAGTATATAACACATCAAAATCAAAATGGGAGGCAACCTTAGAATTGACTCCAGGGACAACACAGAATTTGGACATCAACGGAGGTAGCTTCTAATGGCAAGTAAGATTAGAATTAAAAGATCGACGGGAAACGTCGCTCCAGGTAGTCTACTCTTCGGTGAACTTGGTTTAACCATTGGTTCGGGTACTCAAGGCAATAAAGGAGAAAGATTATTTGTCGGTGATGACTCGGGCAACGTTGATGTTGTTGGTGGTCGATATTATACTGACCTGATGGCGCACGGTCCAGGACTGATTGCTAGTCAGGCGAACCCAACAACTGCAGGAAACGGATTTGTTGCTATTGTTGACCAAAATCGTAAAGTTGATGAGTGGAACGTAGATAATTTAACATTAGATGGAAATGTTCTTTCATCAACCGACACTGATGGAGATATAGTTTTTCATCCCAATGGATCTGGTGAGATAATGATCCCAGACGATACCTTCTTAGGTTTCGGTGGTGGAGCAAATGGAACTTCAACGGCAGATTCAAAGATTGAATATGATGAAAATGGCACTGATCAACTAACGTTTACTGGTGCAGATGTAAGATTTAATATTGAAACCAACGCTACTTCAAAAGATACTGGTGCAGTTATCGTTGAAGGTGGTGTAGGAATTGAAAAAGATTTACATATTGGTGGCGGCGTCGTTGTTGCTGGTATTGTTACATTTAGCGGATCATTCCAAGCAGATGCCGTTGGCATTTCATCCAACGTAATTTCAACTCTTCCAGGATCAGGAAACGTTCTTTATCTTGACCCATATCCCGATGGATTAAGCAATGAGGGTCAAGTTGTTATTAAAGGTGACTTACAAGTTGATGGTACAACAACCGTTGTTAACTCGACTGCTGTATCTGTTAATGATCCCATCTATCACGTTGGTGATGTAACCAGTAATAGAACTGTAAGAATTCCAGTGATTGCTGGTGTATCTACAGTTAATTTGGATTCTGTTGTAGGAATCAATACTGGTGATCACATTGCAGCAACATCAATTGCTGTAGGTGGTATTGGTACGGTTACTGCTATTGACATAGCAAACAAAACTGTAACTTATAACGGAACTGCACAAGCTCCAGGAATCACTACAACATCTCAGGTTGTCATAACTCATGGTTATGATACAAATACTGACAGAGGTATTTCTTTCAATTATAATACTGGATCCGGAATTGCAAATAATAAAGTTGGATTCTTTGGATTTGATGACAGCGCAACTTCTAATAGTTCAGTATCTGTAACTAATCATGGAACTCATGGTGATGGAAGTAGAAAGTGGACCTATATTCCAGATGCAACTATCAATGCTAGTGTAGTCACTGGAACTAAAGGTTTCTTAGATGTTAAAGGTATCTACTATCAGTCTGGTAACTTTAACACTGGTGGTGCTGTATACTTTGATAGTGATGGTCTGCAAAGAACAACCAATTCACCAACTGATGCAGCTAATACATTAACTTCTACTCAGATTTTGACTGCTGTAAGTGAAGTTGCTCTTACAGTAGCATCAAGTAGTTACACACAAGGTGCTCAGATTACTCAACAGAATAACAGTTCTGCTTATGGTGTAGTCAAAACCACTGTAAGTAGTGGAACAACACTAACATTGATTGGTGTTCAAGGAACATTTAATACAACTGACGATCTGGTTGTAAATGGAACAACCAATTCCATTACTCCCAGTGCTATGACACCTACATACACTAACAAACCAACTTGGACTGACACTTTAGACGGAGGAACCTTCTAGCCTTATGAATAAAGAAGTTGATGTGAATATTTTGATTAAAAATTATCATGCTAAAATATCTTCGTTAATTAATCAAAATATTCTCCTAGAATCAAAACTTGAGTCTTTAACTAAAGACTATCTTGATTTAAAGCAAGCACAGACAGAAGATTTCCAAGAACCAGGTATCGAATAATGAGTCAACCATCGTCCAGACAAGAATTGATTGATTATTCTCTTAGGAGACTTGGTTATCCAGTTCTTGAAATTAATGTTGATGACGATCAAATTGACGATCTTGTAGATGATGCTATTCAGCACTTTCAAGACTATCATTATGATGGTATTGAAAAAATGTATCTGAAGCATCAGATTACAAAAACAGAAAAAGAGACTTTAAGAACTGGCGTTACTACGACAACTGCAACATCATCCACTGGTGTTACTAGTGTTGGTTGGGCAGAAAGTCTAAATTTTCTCCAATTACCTGATCATATAATTGGTGTAAATAAAGTCTTTAAGATGGATAATACCATCTCAGGCAGTCTTTTTAATATTAAATATCAATTGTTCTTGAATGATGTTTATTATTATGGAGCACTTGATCTTTTAAATTATACTATGACAAAAACTCATCTGGAAGACATCAGTAGACTTCTGACTCCAGATACACAGATAAGATTTAATAGGAAGCGAAATAGACTATATTTAGATATTGATTTTAAAGATTTAGGTGACAACGATTACATTGTTCTTGATTGTTATCGATTAGTAGATCCAGCAGATGCTAGTAAAGTATATAATGACTGGTGGTTAAAGAAATATACTACTGCCTTGATAAAGAGACAATGGGGACAGAACTTAATCAAGTTCCAAGGAGTTATGCTTCCAGGTGGAGTATCACTAAATGGTAGACAAATTTATGACGATGCCGTAAGAGAAATTGAAGAACTGGATAGAGAACTCAGAGAAACATATGAAACTCCTCCATTTGATTTGATAGGTTGATGTGTCATGCCGTTAAATTCTTACTTCTTACAGGGATCACCGACTGAACAAAGACTTGTTCAAGATTTAATAAATGAACAGTTAAAGATATATGGGCAAGATGTCGTATATCTTCCAAGAAATGTTATAAACAAAAACTCAATTCTTAGAGAAATTACTGCTTCTGGATTTGATGATGCGTTTAGAATGGAGGCGTATCTCTTAAATTATCAAGGTTTTGAAGGATCAGGAGATATTCTTTCTAAATTTGGTGTTCAAAGCACTGACGCTGTTACATTCATAATTTCCAAAGAAAGATATGAAGATTTCATATCTCCAATGTTGGCAGATAGAGATGAAATTGTAGTGTCATCACGACCTCAAGAAGGAGATTTAATTTACTTCCCTCTTGATAATACAATGTTTGAAATTAAATATGTTGAAGCGAAGAAACCATTCTACCAACTCAATAATCTTTATGTATATCAAC